TTATTTAACTTCTTTTATTCCGTAAACGCTTGATATTATATTATCTACATGTCTAGATTCTTGTTGTTCCATTTCGTCAATTATATGACTGTATGTTTGTAATGTAGTTGTAATTGAATTATGCCCCAAGCGCTTCGAGAGGTATTTAATATTAACGTTCTTAAACAATAATAAAGATGCGTGCGTGTGTCTTAAAGCGTGACTTGTAATCGAAGGAGTAATGCCGCTTTTTCCGCAGAATTTTTTTAAAGTCTTATTAACGGCATTGTTACTAACTACTTGAAAAGAATCGAAACTGCAAAAAACTAGATTGTGTTTGTTTCGAATGTTTTTCTTCAACTCGAATTTAGTTTGCTCTAATTTTATTTCTCGTAGTAGTTCAATTGTCTTTTCATCAATTGTAATAGATCTCTTGCTAGAAAAGTTTTTCGTGTCACTAAAGAACTTAGTATATTTATAATCCCACGTTTTATTTATGATGACACTTTTCTTTTCGAAGTCAACACAATCCCAAGTTAATCCTAACGCTTCGGAAAATCGACACCCGGTAGCTATTTGAAAGAAGATGATATTCCTTGATGTATATTCAACTTTGTGTGTATTCATCAAATTTTTAGTCAGGATAATTAATTGTTTTTCAGTTAAGAATTTCTCGCTTTCTTTTTGAGTTGGGGCGTTTCCTATCGCCCGAACGCGATACGTGGGATCTTTATATATTACCCCTTCTTGAACAGCGTCTTTTATACAAGCGCGCATATAAGTATGTTTCTTTTTAACCGTTGCAGTTGCTCTCTCTTCGCCGTATTTATTTAAAACTTCTTGATACTTTTTTCTTGTTAAATTTTTTAACTTTATTCCATCGAAATTTGCTTTAACAAAGTTTAGCGTGCTATTTATGTCAACGTCGTTTTCGATGCTCAATTTACCTTTTTTATAGATTTTAAACCATTCCTCGAAATAATCAGTGAATAAAGTTTCTCCTTCATCTAAATGAAATCCTTTGCTTAATTTGTTCTTTATTGCGCTTTCGGCAAGTTGAGCTTCCTTTTTAGTTCTATATTTTTTGTCGCTATTTATACGCCCGTATTTTCCGTTTTCTTTTTTAAAACTTATGCGGTATGACCAGTAATTTTCGCGTTTATAAACAGCCATTGAGACACCTACTTTCAATCTTCATTTAGGATAAATCATTACGCTAGTGATAGTATCACCCATATAGTCCAAGTTTGATACATTGTAGATAATGTTATCCACTGTTTTTTTTGCATCCTCTTTTTCATCTACTGCGTTCTTGATGAAATCTATAGTATCAGTTCCATCAATTGCTTTATTTAATATAATGTTTGTTGCAGCAACTGATAAAATGAAATTTTGATAATCTGTAAAAGATGAAATTGAAGCGTCGGAATTATTTTCTGAATAAGAAAGGCGTATGCTCATAATATTTTTTCCATCTAAAGAAACTGAAAAACCGTCCTGCTGATTTTTTGCTGAATCAACGCTTGGAATTTTGGTGTTTAATCCAGGATATTGTTCGCTTAGTTCATTGAATTGTTTTTCAAAATCATAGTATGCGATTAATTTACTTTTTTTAGGAACTTTTACTTTTGTAGTTGTCTTTTTATCATCTTTTTCAGATGTTACTTGATAAGTGGTGTCCGACAACATGCGAGGGACAACTAGAACAAAGTCACCTTCGCTATTTACGATATCGCTCTTTTCTCCAGATTCGTCTATCAGCGTTACTTTTGCTCCTGGATCAGTCTTACCGTTTACATTAATTACAAATTCGTCTTTTTGTTTTTCTTTGATTGAAAGTTCAGGTTCTCCGCATCCGAAGAGAAATACATTTAAAATAAGCACAAAGCCCAGAATCATCTTTTTCATTTAAGTTCCACCTTTTCCAAGAACGCTAGTTCTGTTTGTTGTTAAAAATAAAAATCATCCATACTGCAACTTCGGCAAAGAAGAACTTTGTAATAAATAATTGCGTATAGATAACATTCGATTGCTAATAATATCGCTTGTTGTCGTAGGGAATAGTTCGAGCAAATCTTGCTCGATGTAATCAGAAGTGAAATCTATAAAATTTAACATGTGATAAGGAATTGATATGTACATTAAACTACGATTTGCATTTTTTTCTTGATTTTCAATAGCTTTTAAATTCATTAATTGTTGATTGCCGCAATGTGTAATAATGTGTACTAGCTCGTGATGCAATTTTTCAATAAATTGTTCCCTTGACAACTGTTGCGCTAAAACAATACCGCCATAATCAGACAAAGACATAGAGAAATCGCCTTTTACTATAAACAAATTGAGTTTAATTAATAAGCTTTCAATTTCTAGATCGCTAGGCAATAAAACGTTTTGTGCTATTAAATAATCTGATAAATACTTTTCTGCCACGCTAGGCTGGTAAAAATCTAGAATATTCAAATACTCATCCCCTTAAAGTTCTTTTTCAATTTCTTCGAGCTCTTGTCTTTGTTTTTTTATGAGAGCAATGTAATTATTGACCTTCTTTAAATCATCTTCCGTTAATCCTCGTAGATCATCAAAAGCTAAATTTTGAGGGATAGCCTCTTCTCTTCCAAGTAAAAAGTCCGTAGAAACATTAAAAATATCAGCGATGCGTTTTAATGTATCGGTGTCCGGAAACTGATTTCCATTTTCGTATTTTGAGATAGACACTTTACTTATGTTTAGTTTGGAACCTAAGTCAGCTTGGGTCATACCTCTATTTATTCTTAATGTTTTTAAAATTTTTCCAAACAAAATTGCCACTCCTTTGCGTTTCAATAATAAGTTATATTTTAATGATAAGTTAACGGTTAGTTAATTTCAAGGAATTAAAATAAAGTTAACCAAAAGGGATTTTATATCTTGACAGTTAACTAATGGTTATCTATAATAAGGATAACCAATAGTTAACTGGAGGTTGTGAATGAATGATAACAAAATTAAAAGAATTAAGAATTGAGAACAACTTAACTTACGAAGATGTGGCTACGAAAGTAGGTATATCAAAAGAGTACTACTGGATGATAGAGAACGGAGAACGAGATGGTTACACTTATAACACCGCTAAAAAAATCGCATCGGTTTTTGATAAAAATCCTGATGATATTTTTTTACGCTGATGTTAATTAAAAAGAAATATTTTTACTGCTTATTTTAGAAATAAATAAGTGTAATCAGATCCTCGAAATACGAATAGAATCGAAAGGAGGTTAAGAAATGGTGACACAAGAGTTAAGTGTAACGATACCAATTCCAGAATCGCATGTAATTATTACTAAAACAGAATACGAAGAGTTGCTAAAACAAGAAATTGTTGGAAAGTATTGGGATTTAAAAGCATTGGAAAATAAAATTGGAAGAAAACGGGACTGGATAGAAGAAAAAATCCTCTACAAACCTAGTTTTAGAAGTATGTTAGACGTTGACGAAAATCCAGACGGTTTCGTGAAATATCCGTCGGCTGAAAATCGCAAATGGTCATTTCTTGCTAGCAAGATGAACGATTTTCTTGAAAATAATTTCCCGGAAATTATGAGAGGGTGATGGAATTGATCTTTGAAATAACGCTATTAGTTTTTGCGTTAGGCTCTGCAATAGCAACGTTTGCCGGAGCGCAAAAAAATAGCCCTACGCATCAACGTAGGACCGATAAATAATAAATTGTAAGTCAATTATAACTTAAAAAAGCACGACGAGCAAGGAGGGCTTATTACGCATGTCTGGAATCAACAACAACAATCTATTGATAAATGATTATCCTCTTCAAGTGTTGCCAACGTTAGCAAGAGAAATCGGCTTAAACGAAGCAATTGTTTTGCAACAAATTCACTATTGGTTAAACAAGAAACAAAATTTGCACGATGGTAGGTATTGGACGTATAGAAGTATTCAAAAGTGGCAAGAAGAAAATTTTTCTTTTTGGAGCTTAAACACAGTAAAGCGCACATTTACTTCTTTGAGAGAAAAAAAGTTGCTTTTAACTGCTAATTATAACAAAAAGAAGTTTGACAAAACCGTCTGGTATTCCATTGATTACGACGCGTTGGAAGCAATGAGCCAACGATTAGCCCAAAATGAGCCAACGATTAGCCCAAAAAGAGCTAATGCATTAGCTCAAAATGAGCCAGACAATACCTTAGACTTACCAGAGACTCCTAAAGAGAATAAAAAGAATACTGTCGAGGAACTCGACGATACATCCATTTTTAAAAATGTTATTGATTTCTTAAATGAAAACGCAGAAACGAATTACAAGCACACTACGCAAGTTACTCAAACATTGATAAGAGCTAGGCTGAAAGATGGATTCACTTTTGAAGACTTTAAAAAAGTAATCATCATCAAATGCAAAGACTGGAAAAACGATAGTGCGATGAGTCGATATTTGAGGCCCGGAACTTTGTTCGGAATTAAATTCGAAGGTTATTTAAATCAAAAAACGGTTTCTGGAAATCAAAAGAAGCCTTGGGAAAAAGAACCGAAAAAAGAAGAGCTTCCGCCGTGGTTTGATAAAGACCAGAACGGAGCTGATGGAAAAGTATACACAGAGGACGAGAAAGCGCAGATCGCGCAAAAACTTGAAGAAGCACAAGCAGAATACGAAGAAGATCAACGGAAAAGAGGTTTGTAAAATGAAAGAATCTGATATGGATAAAGTGCGAAAAATGAACGTTGCAGAAATCAGGCAATTGCAAAACGAAGTGATAGCAAATATCGAAACTAATTACGACAATCTTTCGAGAGATGAACGAAAGGAATTGCAAAATGATTTAAAATTTTTAGAAGGCATTAGAGATTCTAAAAAAGGAATCACGGCGGCAAGTAAACTCCTAGCTTTTACAGTAGAGGATTATAAAGAACTAGCAAAGTCAAATTCGGATAAAAGTATTGCAGACGAACTCGGTGTTTGTCGTTCAACGTTCGCGGACTGGAAAAGAAAAAAGAATTTAGTTCCGTGGAACAATAATGTTAAGGGGAGAAACATATGATAATAGCAAATAATCGATTAAAAAAAGTGATAGATAAAATAGATTTTGCGGCAAAGAATAACAGAATGATGTTGCCTGACAAGCTCGATGCAGAAACGCTCGCGACTATTTACGCTGAAATAGAAGCGAGAAATTCAAAAATAAAACGACTCGAAAAAATGGCAGGTATCACAGAGTCAGAAGCGGATTTAATTCAAATCCCCAACAAAAATACAGATTTTGTACATTGCAACGTAGGCGCGTTTGGGTTCGATAAAGGGCAACAATACGAAGTTGTGAAAGTTAACAAAAAGCGTGGGACTTTCATACTTCTAGACAATAACGGAAAGAAGGAAGAGTTTAGCTTTTTGGCAATTATCAACGAAAGTTTTTCTGTTTCTAAAAAACGAAATGATAAGGGGGTTTCTTCATGAGAAAAAACGAACAAGACTTATTAAATCAGTTGAGCAAAAGAAGAATCGGGATTCAACATCAGATAGCTTCGCTTTTACATACTGAAAAATGCAGTTTGAAAGAAGCGTTAGCGATGACGGATAAAGAAATTGAATCAGCATATAACGAAATGCGTATGCTACTAGAGAGTTAAAGGAGAGGGTTAAAATGGATAACGAAAAAATCATAAGAAAAGTAAAACGACTTTTAGCGCTAGCAAGAGAAAACAAAAATGATGAAGAAGGTCAAACCGCTTTCATGTTTGCTCAAAGATTAATGTTAGAAAATAATATAAAAGAAAGTGAATTAAGCGACGATGAAGCGGCAATGGAACTTATCGCGGAAAACAACGTCACGATCTTTAAAAAATTATTTTGGTGGGAAAGAAGCCTTGCGGGTATAATAGCCAACAATTTCAGAGTGAAGTCATATTACAGAGGAAAGAAAGTCGGTTCCGCAAAAAAAAGCGCAATCGTTTTTTATGGGCTAGAGAAAGATTTAGAACTGGCTAAAGAAATGTATTTACTAGCATATGAAGCTGTTGTTTTCCACAGTAAAGCTTATGTCAACGATCATTACAAACAAACGAATGAAAAAAGAGAACGTTATTTCACCGAACAGTTAAAAACAAGCTACATCAGAGGTTTTTTAGATGGGATGGATGCGAAATTTAGAGAACAAATTTCGATATTAAGAAATGAATTTGAAGTATTGATTTTAATGCCGCAAAAAGTAGAAGATGAATTCAAAAAGTATTCAGAGGGTTTTGGAACGTACGACCTAAATATACCGGAAATAGAAAGCTTACACGCTTGCGCGGCCGGATTTGAACAAGGCAACTCAATAGACTTCACTAAAAGCACTATAAGCGAAAATGTAGGAGGGTAAAAAATGGGCGTCATTACAGTAATGTTAAAATCAGGGGACGTTCGACACTTTGAAGTAAATGATACAGAAAAAGCGTTGATTATTTGTGAAACGGGATGGGTTGAGATTGTCACAGACGAAAACATCTCCTTTGTTTTTAGCAATGACGAAATAGCATACTTTCACAAATTTGTTACTATGCCAGAAACAATAGCCGGTGAATCGGGCGTATATGCTGTTTTAGAAAAAGATAATGGCGAGTGTGGATTGTACGAACTATCTGAATTTAAATTCAAAAATAAGGCGAAGGAAGGGACGATAGCATGAGAGCGATTGGATTTAGAGGTAAACGAATAGACAACAGAGAATGGGTTTACGGTAATTTAATGCAGTTTGAGGATAGCGCTACTTTCATTTTTGCAGATGAACGAAAAGGTGCTAGCACATTAACTTATGCACATTTTATTATTAATAACATGCACGCGATAGACGAAAAAACCATCGATCAATACACAGGCTTAAAAGACAAAAACGGCAAGAAGATTTTCGAAGGGGATGTAGGCTGGGATGAACACAATGAGTGCTACGGCGTTGTTAAATTTGAAGAAGGTAAGTTCCTATATGTGTGGGAAAACATCGCAGAGGACTTGTGGGAAGTTGCTGATGGCATTGAGATTTGCGGAAACATACACGAAAATCTGGAATTATTGGAGGTGTCGGAATGAAAAAAGAAGAGTTAGACATCATATTAGAGAATCATGGGAAATGGCTGCGTGATGAAGGTGGCGAGAGAGCGGATTTAACCAGTGCGGATTTAAGACATACAAATTTAAGTAATGCAGTTTTAACCGGTGCGGATTTAAGACATGCAAATTTAACTAATGCAAATTTAACTAATGCAGATTTAAGTAATGCAGATTTAAGTAATGCAGATTTAAGTAATGCAAATTTAACTAATGCAGTTTTAACTTGGGTAAACTGGCAAGACGTCAGAGGCTTAACAGTAGTAGCTGTACAAGTAGATACGACACGTAAAAACAATCAAATAGCGTATATCAAAGAATTACACATCTGGACGACAGGTTGTTTTCAAGGGAAATTGTATAAGCTTAAATCCTCTATTGAAAAAACGCATAAAGATAACGAAAAGCTTAGAAAGAGATATTACAGAGTGATTGATTTTATTTTGAAAGAGGTGGCGGAATGAAACACGGACAATGGATGTTAAATGGTACAGATGGTGAAAGATGGGGTGCTTTTGAACGATTTGACACAAAAGAAGAAGCAATAATTTATGGAGTTGAGTTATTAACTGAATACAATAGTTTAGATGATGATGAACGCAGAGATTATGATTTATCTGATGGATTAAATATGCGACCTTTGGATTATGAAAACATTTATACATTTTTCGTTGGTCAAATAGAAGAAGTCGGATTTCCGAATGAAGTAGATACTTTGCTTGAAAATATAGCTCAATGCGTTTATGACGAAGTTGGAGAGTGCGGGGAGGAATATTTGAATGACGTAACTCAAGAACATAAAGAACAATTATCAGATTTGATATATGAATGGGCTAAACAACGAGATTATTTGCCAGCGTGTTTTAAGATTGAAATGGTGGAAGAAATTGATATTAGAAGTTTTGAAGAGGTGGCGGAATGAGTATTTTAGCATCTATAGGGATATTAGCTGTAGCAAGTCTCTTTACTTTAATCTTAATCTTTATTTTTGATAGGTGTAAAAATAAAAGAGTTTTGAGGGATTTGCGAATCGGAGATGAGATAAGAGAAAAGGGATCTTTCACGCTATTGCAGGGAATTGTTGTTCATATTGACAGCGCGAGAAAAGAGGTAGTTTTATTATGTTTAGACGGAAGACGCTTATTTAGAACTGTAAAACCTGGAAATTTTATTAAAACAGGTCTTCGCTTCACTGTGACCGAATTAAACGAATATCGTCCTGACTACAGTAATAAACTATATAAAGAAGCAGACGAATTGTTAAACAGTTACACAGCTTTTAATGGCAAATACAACAACTAAAGAGAGGAGCTGAAAAGAAGATGACTAAAACACACGAATTAAAAATAGCACCAGAATATTTCGAAGCTGTTACGGAAGGACGTAAAACGTTCGAAATTAGAAAGAATGACCGTGACTTCCAGGTAGGAGATATTTTGATTTTACGCGAATGGGATGACATGGATACAGGTCTTTACACTGTTGTTGAAGTAGTTTACATGACAGATTATGAACAAAAAGATAGATTTGTTGTCTTAGGGATTGTTTTGAAGGAGGAGGAAGAAGAATAATGAACAGTGTTATACATTTATTCAGCTTCAATGATTATGTGGGTTATATGATGTACATGCACAAAAAGGGGTACAGGTGGTCCGATGGGACCCCTTTAGCCCCTGCTAGTTATGAAGAGTGGGACGTTAAAGGTCGGGGAACGTACGTGTTGGAGAATTACAAATCAAAAACAATCAGTCGTGTGTCTATCGGGTATGTTACACAGACGCCACTTCCTAATATCATCCCTTATTTTGAGAAAACGAACTATGTAGGATATCCCGAAGCAATCAAACGCGACCTAAACGCGGAAATGCTGACCGAAAAAGAAAGTCGGGTAATCAAGAAAGAAGCCTTTGACGCATTAGTCAAGCCTCAACATAGAATGAAGGACGAAATCAGCCAACCATCACATTATACATCTGGGGGAATTGAACCCATCAAATTTATTCAGAGTCACAACATGAATTTTGAAAAGGGTAACGTCATCAAATACGTAACCCGAGCAGGTAAAAAGGAAGGTCAGAATGAGGTTAAGGACTTGAAGAAAGCTAGACAGTATCTTGACTTCTTAATTGGGAAATTGGAGGAGAGTAAATAATGATGAATCGTGTAGTGCTTGTAGGTCGATTAACTAAAGACCCTGATTTACGATATACGCCAGCAGGCGCGGCTGTTGCGACTTTTACATTAGCTGTAAATCGCCCATTTAAAAATGCACAAGGAGAACAAGAAGCCGATTTCATTAATTGTGTTGTTTGGCGAAAACCAGCAGAAAACGTTGCTAATTTCTTGAAGAAAGGAAGCATGGCGGGCGTTGACGGTCGCGTACAGACTCGAAATTACGAAGATAACGACGGTAAACGTGTTTTCGTTACAGAAGTAGTAGCTGAATCAGTTCAATTCTTAGAACCTAAAAACAACCAAGGAAGAGCTTCAACAAATGATTATCAAAACAAAGCTAATTATTCAAACAACATCCAAACAAGCTCATATGCAGCGGATGCGAGTCAGAAAGGCGGTGCATTTGTTAATGATAGCAAGCCAATCGATATTCCAGATGATGATTTACCGTTTTAAGTAAAAAAGGAGCGATGAAAATGAATGAATACGTAAAAATTAAATTAGATACTTATAACAAATTTAAAGAAATCGAACGTAATGAGAGATTAAATGAACCTGTTGAATTATTGCAAGGGATTGTTTCTTACGAAGCGATTGCTCAATATGAAAATCGCGCCGCAGGTAAAGCTTTGGTAAGAGTGAATGAAGAAGCACTAAAGGCACTTTTTAGAGAAATATATGATTTGCCAGAGAATATCGAAATAACATGGGAGTGACAAAAATGTGGGATTTGTATGTAAGAAAAGAAACTTCGTATTGCTACAAAAATTCTTATAAAACAAAACAAGAGGCAAAACAAGAGGCAGAAAAATTATTTACGGATGGAACTTGTAATCATTGTTATATTACAAATTTCAAAGCAAAAGAGCACGCTTATATTTCTAAAAAATGACAACTAAATATAGTGAAAGAAAAAGCTATATCGTCATTGATATAGCTTTTTTCTGTTAGGAGGGCGCGCGTTGGGATTAGATGATTTAATTTTTGAGTATAAGGTTTCCTTGCAGCACGCAAATAGAAAAAAGGCAGAATGCGAGAATATAGCAGATAAAAAGATTTGGGGAGAAATAACAACCAGTTTAGAAAATAGCATAGCTTATATGCAAACAGGTGTTTCGCCTTGGGATTTCAAATCGGGTGAAAAAGCAAATACACAAAGTAGAACGATCTATGCTGATTCATATTTATTAGATTATCTTAATTATAAAAATCCACAGACGTGCGCTGAAAAAGAGCTGGGAGAATTTGAAACGAAAATGATAAGCGGTTTGTTGCGAAAACTCACGAAACAAGAAAAAGAATGTTATTTGTTAAATAAGCAATGTATGTGTAGCTACAGTGATATTGCAGAGTATTTAAACATTACAATTAAAAGCGTAGAAAATTCAATTAGAAGAGCCAAGCATAAAATTGATGTGCAAAAAGAAAAAAGTTTATTGGTTAATGTGTATTTGAACAGCGGAAACGAGGTGCGTAAATGAATACAGTAGAACCAATTCGCGACCGTGACACGATTACGGAAATAAAACGATACTTGATTGTAAAGAGCAGCAGAGATTACATTTTATTCTTTTTAGGCATAAACGTCGGATTGAGAATAGGTGACCTTTTAAAGCTGAAAGTAAAAGATGTTCGTGGCGGGCATATATCAATGCGAGAACAAAAAACGAATAAAAATAAAAAAATACTCATTCCGCGCGATGTAAAAAAAGCGTTGGGATTGTACACATTAGACTTGGAAGATGAAGACTTTTTATTCCAAAGCCGCAAAGGTGTAAATAAACCTATCACACGCGAAACGGCATATCGGGTTTTGAAAGAATTAGAACCAAAGTTCAAGCTTGATCGCGTAGGAACGCATACACTGCGAAAAACTTTCGGATATCACTTCTATAAACAATTTAATGATGTTGTCGCTTTGCAAAAAATATTCAATCACAAAGACCAGAAAGAAACCCTGTTATACATCGGCATACAACAAGACGAACTAGATAAAAAAATGGCTAAATTTAATTTATAAAAAGGAGTGCTGAAAATGAAAAATAATCAACACGAAAACATTGGAGCTTTAAAGAAATGGTTTAAAAAGAAAATATCTAATTTGAACAAGAAAGTAAATCCAGAAGAACAATTCGTGGCAAAGGAATTAGTTATAAATACAAAATTAGCAGAAACAATTCGGATAGGAAGCGAGGTTTGCGTGTCGCGAGATATGCGCTATCGTGGATACTCTGTTAAATTAGTGAAAAATAAGCTCGTAGAAGGATTAATAGAACAAGCAAAAGAACACATTTACTTCCATGATAGCACAGAAACAAACGAAGGCGCTTTAATTTACAGGGCAAAAGTTTCGATTATTGAAAAATAAAAGTAATATTTTTTTAAATGAATACACATTCAAACCGACAACATGACATTCGAAATTAAGAACGCTGAAAAAAGTTGTTACACAAAGGGTTACGAAGATATTTTAAAACACACACAATATAAGATATGTGACATTCGAGCCGTTTTTTTAGAGGGCAATGCGCACTATATATGAGAGGGTGGTTAACGACCCTTTGACTTGAAGAAGTAAAGTACCTCCTGCTTTACTTCTTTTTTTAAATTAGGAGGAAAATAAGGAGGAGGAAACGAAATGAATTTAGGACCAACGAAATACGAATCGTTAGAAGCCGAAGCAATAAAGATGATGCTATCTCAAAACAAATTAAACGAAGAAGGACTTGCACTTCGTTTATATCTGATTACCGTGATAGAAACATTTAAAGCAATGAATAAGAAAATCAAAACAAATTATAATACCCACATGATTAGGAACCTGGAACAATTAGCTAGTGATTATGACAAGGCACTAAGCGCTCATGGGCTTATCAGTGACAAACAATTTACAGCAATGAAGAAAGCACAGTTGGATGTTGTGAATAAAACTTTATATCCAGCGCAAACGAAAAAGAAAAAATGAACGGATCTAAAAAAAGAATAATCGAAAACGGAAAATCGAAATTGGTCCCGGTCGGATATGTTACTAATCAGAGAAAAGCTTTTGAAAAAGAACGAGCGAGAACGGAGAGTGAACGAACAAAATTTTACAAAAGCAGAATGTGGCAAAAATGCAGATACCACCAGCTACTTAAAGAGCCGCTTTGTGAAAGGTGCTTAGCGAACGGCATCATCACACAAGCAGTTATCGTTCATCATATTATAGACACGTATACGTCTACAGGCTGGGATAAAAGATTGGATCCGGAAAATTTGGAAAGCATTTGTTTTTCTTGTCACAATAAAGAAACTTTTCAAAAGAAGGACCCCCCCACCTAACTAACCCGGCCTACTATTAAAAGTTTGCAGAACGTTGGGCTGTTAAACGTGACCAAAGTTCCCTTTTTGAAATGTTTTGGAGGAGGTGATTTTTCAAATTGGCAGGAAGAAAGAAAAAACTAACAGCGGTTAACAAAAAACACTTGACAAAAGAAGAAAAAGAAGAGCGTGAAAACGTTGAAAATAAAGCAACAGACGGATTTGGAGAATTGCAAGAAACACCACCGAAATATTTCAATAACTTAGCAAGAAATGAATATCGTCGTGTTGTAAAAGAAATAAAAAAGCTTCCGATTCGGGGATTAGATAGAGGGGTTTTGGAACAATATTGTGTTTGGTATTCAGTTTGGCGTGAAGCTTATGATAAGTATAAAAAAAATGGAATTTATATGACGCGCTCTTATTTAAACAAAAACCAGGAAGTTAAATACTATACGGATTATTCCAGGAAAAATCCGGCGGTTGGTATGATGGCGGACGCATCGGCGAAAATTATCCAAAGCGCTTCAAGTCTAGGTTTAACGGTAGATTCCAGAATGAAAATTGTTACGCCGGAGGAGAAACAAGAATCTTCTATCTTTGATATGTTCGCAGATGATGACGAAGAAGATGAAGACGATGACTAATTTTAGTGAAATTGAAGATAAGTACAAAGATGATGCGTATTTATATTGTCGATTGATTTTAGATAAAAAAATACTCGCATCTAATGCAGTAATTGCGGCATGTGAAAGGCATTTAAACGATTTATTGGAAATAAAAGAGCAATCGTTTAAATATTCCTACCGTCCCAAAAGAGCCCAAAATGCAATCAAGTTCATGGAAGTTCTTCCGGATCCAAAAACTGGCAAAACTTTTCCTTTAGCGATGTTTCAAAAATTTATTGTTGGAAATATCCACGGCTGGTATAAAAAAGGTAAGAAAAATGTGCGACGGTTTAAAACCGCACTGGTCATGATGGCCCGAAAAAACGGAAAATCTATTTTAATCGCAGGCTTAATGTTATATGAATTCTTGTTCTTTAAGAATCCGCAGATGAGCCGACAAATGTTTTGTGCCGGAAATGATAAAAAACAAGCTTCCCTTGTTTTTAAAATGGTTGCGAAGTTCTTACGAGCTTTGAGTTTGCAGGACAAACAAGTGAGAAAAGCGACAAAAAAAGTGCGCGAAGAAATACGGAACTTAATAGACGACTCGTTCATTATTCCGCTCTCAAGGGACACGAGTAGTTTGGACGGGTTCGAACCGCAGTTTACTTCAATGGATGAAGCGCACGAATATACAGACGATGAAATTTTTGAATTGATCGAATCCGGACAAGGTCAACTAGAATCGCCATTGACTTTCATTATCTCTACTGCAGGTTTTAAATTGAACGGATGGTTATATACAACGATGTACCCTTACGCTAAAAGTATTTTGGCCGGGAACGTGATTGATGACGAAATGTTTGTTTTTATTGCAGAACAAGATTTTGCAGACGAATGGCAAGACGAAACGACCTGGATAAAATCAAATCCGATTTTAGAAATTAAGGCAAAATACGAAGACAACATGGAGTATTTGCGCAAACGGATTAAAACAGGAATAGAACAAAATAAAATTTTTCGCCGTTTAGTTAAAAATTTTAATTACTGGATGCAAGCTAGCGAAGAATCTTACATGGACTCCAAGGACTGGAAAGCAGCAGGGACCAGCGATGCAGATATTTACGGCAAAGACGTATATATTGGTGTTGATTTGTCAAAAGGCGGAGATATTTCGGCGCTTGGTTTTGTTTTCCCGTTTGAAGATAAAAAATTTCATGTGGATGCGCACTCGTTTATTGGCACGCGCGGCGGATTAGATTTAAAAATAGATCGTGATAAGATTGATTACCGCCTGATGGTTAAAAAAGGTGTTGCGACTCTAACAGATTTAGAGTCTGGAATCATTAACTATGCGCAAATGATTGATTATATTGAACGTTACGTACAAGCATACAACTTAAACGTTCGCGCAATTTGTTACGATTCTTATAATATATCTCTTTTTCTCGCAGAACTAGAAAAAAGAGGTTTGGATTACGAATTAATCGAAGTTCGACAAGGCGTTAAAACTTTATCAGACCCTACAAAAGAATTTAAGCTCGGGGTTATTGATAAGCGCATTACACACAGCAATAATGCTTTGCTTGATATTGCAGTAAATAACGCTATCTTAAAATATACAAATGATGCTTGTCAGATTAACAAAGAACGAAATCGCGAAAAAATAGATCCAATCGTTGCTGTTGTGGATGGATTTACGGAAGCTATGTACTACGAGCCGGACAGTAAAGAACTTTATTTCGATGTATGGGGGTGAGGTAACTTGGTTAAAAAATTAAATAGAATTTTGCTAGCTTTTTTGGTTTGGATTGCTGATAACAGTCACTCGCTACTATTGCTTGCTGGAATGTCGCTACTAGTGTATGCGGCGTTTTTATTTACATTCAAAACTGGAATAATTAGCGCTGGCATTATGTTGATAGTTATAAGCTTGCTTAGCGCCCCAAAAAAGGGGGGTGATTAAAAATGTTTTTTAAAAAAAGAAGTGAAGTTCGAGAAAAAACGGAAGTGGATACAGATACGCTAAACGTGCTTTTGTCAGAGGCTTACGGAGGAAACGTTTCGTGGTCAGGTGTTGGAGCTTTGCGTAATAGCGATATTTACACTGCAGTTAAAACAATTTCGTCGGATGTTGCAAGTTCTCCTTTTGAAATCGTTGTGAATGGAATAAAAGAAAAAGATAGTAATTTAAACTATTTGCTTAACAAACGACCTAACCAACAAATGAATCCGTGGCATTTTAAATTTGTCATTACAGCAAATATGCTATTAAACGGTAAATCTTTTGTAGAAATAAAACGTGCGAAATACGGAGTCCCAGCAGAGTTGCTTTTTCACCGAAATAGCACCGTTACTTTTACACAAAAAAAAGATGCTATCGTTTACACAATTGTTCAAAGTAATGGGAAAACGAAAACAATTCCGGCGAAAAATATGCTGCATTTCCGGACTTTTACGCTCGATGGCTTTAACGCATATAGTCCACTTCACACATTAGCAAAAGAAATATCTATTCAAGAAGGTTCCAAAAGTGCGTTGGACGCATTTTTCAAACGTGGCGCAATGGTTGGTGGAATTGTGAAGTTAGATAAAGCATTAAAAAGCACAGAAGAATTAACAGACAAGCGAAAAGAATTTTCGGAGGCCTACGGCGGAGCGATGAAAGCGGGCGGGGTACTAGCTTTAGATAGCACGATGGACTTCAAACAACTAGAAATACCTACCGAAATCCTTAAATTCCTTAACGGATATACATTCTCTACTGCCCAAGTAGCGAAAAGCTTCGGCCTTCCTTTAGAAAAACTAGGTATTGAAACAACAAATACGTCGCAATCACAAGCGAATGCAGACTACTTAAAATCAACGCTTTATCCTATTTTTTCGTGTTTCAGCACAGAAATTGAATTCAAAATGATTGACTATCCTTTTAATCAATTTACTGAAGTTAGTTTTAACGTGGACCGGCTCCTTGAAATGGATCCGGAAACAAAAGCGAAAGTGGTTAAAGAATTGGTGCAAGGAACTCTCTTAACGCCGAATGAGGGACGCGCGAGATTCGGAGCGCCTCCGGTCGAAGGAGGCAATGAGTTACTTGCTAGTTTAAATTATACGGAGCTAAGTGGATTAAAAGAATATCAGAAAAACAGAAGCGAGAGAGGTTATAAAACCCGTTCTGCAGGCGAAGGGGGTGAGGATGAATGAATGAAATGGAAACGCGATCGCTCGAAAGCGTAGAGAGTAAAGAAGAGAATTCTATCGCTGGCTATGCACTTAAATATAACTCATTAAGTGAAGACTTAGGCGGCTATAAAGAAATCATTTCCCCGAACGCGCTAAACGGTGTGGATTTATCAGATGTTAGAGCGTTAATTAATCACGACCGGAATCAATGTATCGGTCGAACAAAAGCCGGAACATTAATGCTAAAAAACGATTCTACTGGTCTTGGATTTGTGTGTACATTGCCTGGAACCTCTTTTGCGCGCGATTTAAAAGAAAACATCAAAGCGGGCAATATAAGTCAATGTAGTTTTAAATTTAGAACGACAGAAAACGGTGTTTCTTGGAAACGAAGTAAAGACGGTGACTACATTCGAACTATTGAACAATTTTCAGAAATTGAAGAAATATCAATCGTTACTATCCCGGCATATGAAGACACAAACGTCGCAGTAGCTACAAGAGAATTAGCTAATGAAAAAGATTATCAAAATCGTTTAGCAATTGTTAAGTTACAACTTGATTTAGACGAATTAACCATTTAAAAAATACTTGTCCAAAAGGCAAGTGTTTTTTGTTGGAATAAACGAAAGAAAAGGAGAATGAAAATGTTTAAAGATAAAATTGAAAAATTGGAAAAAGAGCTACAAACCACAAGAGAAAGTTTTAACACAAAAATTACAGAAGCGCGCGAGAAGGCGGAGTCTGGAGATGTTGATGCGGCCGAAAAATTAAAAAAAGAAATTGACACTTTGAAAGAAACGTTAAAAGCTAAACAAAAAGAATTAGATACATTACTTGGTCTTAGTGAACTAGAAACAATTCCGGATCCGTTGGAAAAACGTGAAGGTGAAGAAGATAACGGAGAGCGATCAAAGGGCAATCACAATATTTTAGATAATACAAATAAAGTCGATGCATTCGAAAGATACATCCGAAGTAAAGGGGCTGAAACAAGAGATTTAACAACAACTAACACCGGCGTTATTGTTCCGGTCGATATTACAAACTCAGTTAAAGAATTAAAACAACAAGAATTAGATTTATCAAAATACGCGACAGTTGAAAATGTAAATACGAAGACAGGAAAGTTCCCAATCGCAAAACGAATTTCAGCTACATTAGCTACTAAAGAGGAATTAGCAGAAATCGCTAAGATTGATGAACCGATGTTCATCGAGGTGGAATGGGACGTTCAAACTCGAAGCGGACAAATCGTTCTTTCCGAAGAACTTATCGAAGACTCCGCTATTGACGTGAAAGCATATATCAAAAAACAACTAGCTCGCATGGTTTTAAACACAAAAAATTACAACATCATCAAAGTGCTTTCTTCGATGACAACTGTTGCGGGGACAGGAGCAGATGATATTAAAAAAGCTATAAACGTGACTTTGGATCCAGCGCTAAATAAAATGTTCATCGTGAATCAAGACGCTTTTAACTGGTTAGACACATTGAAAGACTCGGAAGGGCGTTATTTATTACAGCCTGATCTGACCGCGCCTAGTGGTAAATCATTATTTTCATCACCCGTCGAAGTCGTTTCTAACAGTCTATTAGCTTCTAAAGGAACGCAGGCAAATCCAAAATATCCTATTATCGTTGGAGATATTGAGGAATCTGTAGCTGTATTTAATCGTTCGGAAATTACAGTTGAATGGGAAAAGTTCGACCGATATAGTCAAGGATTAGCCGTTAATGTTCGTAACGACTTCAAAAAAATTGATCCGGACGCTGCGTGCTATCTTGAAATTACTCCACCAACCGCAGGTTAATTGAAAAGAGAGCTTAACGGCTCTCTTTTTTAGAAAGAAGGTGAGTGTTTGACAAACGAACACAAGACAAGAATAGACCTAGCAACTGCGAAAGAACACTTGAAGTTAGAACATGACGAAGACGATAGCATCATTCAAAATATTTACTTGCCTGCCGCGGAACAAGAGATTGTTGGCGCAGTGACACTTGAGTATGAATCGCCTTTTTTTGATGATAACGCTGTATTTAAAATAGCGACATTGTTGCTACTAAGCTCGAACTACGAAAATCGAAAAGCTACCTCGTTACAAAAACAAAACGAAGTGCCGTTCGCTTTAATTTCTTACATTCAACGCCTGCGAGGTGATTATAAAAAATGGACTTTGAAGAACTCACAGATAGAATAACATTCAGACAAAAAAAGAATAAAAAGAATAACTACGGAGAATCAGAAGAAGTTAAAGAAGCAGTTGGGTCTTGCTGGGCCGGAGTTAGAAGAGCAACTATAAAAGAATTTTCGGACACCGAAGGCCGGGCGAATACAATAACATTTATCATCCGAAAAAAACAGCGATTTAACATCGATTCAACGCAAGTAATTTTTTATGAAGGTAATGACTTCGAAATCATTGAAATGCCTCCAACCGCGCAAGCAGACGATTTTAAACTGATTAAAGCGAGGTGGGTGGAATGGTAAAAGGCTTGGAAGAAATGCAAGCAAATATTCAAAAAATGATTCTTGAAAATAAACAAGAAGCGAAAAAAGCCGTTAATCAAGTGGCTGAAGAAACAAAAGAACTTTTGCAAAGCAACATTCCTGTCAGCACAGAAGCAGGCAAACATTTAAAAGATGATGTTGCTTTGTCCGGATTTAAAATGATCTCTGGTGGAAGCGTTGAAAAAGATATTCTTTACAAAAAAGAAGGCTGGCGCGCACGTTTTCCAAACAATGGAACAGCCAAGCAATCAGCGCAGAATTTTGAAGAAAAAACGTTGAACGTGATGTCAAGAAAAGCATTACGCATTTATGCCGAAGCATTGAGGAAGGGGCTGTAATTATGCTGCCAGTTAAGCGAGCATATGACGCTCTTGTTCTAAACGAAGCATTAAATGAATCAATCAACAACATTCGCGGAAAAGCGTTAGAAGAACAAACTATCTACATGCTTGCTCTTCCGGAGACTTTTCAAAATAAAAAAAATGCTCCTGTTATCCGAATTGAGTCTGTAAACAATTACAGCTCTTTTTATTTTGATGACAAAGCGAATGCGGAATCTGCAGAGATACAAATATCAACAATGACGAACAGCATACAACATCTTGAAATTTTAATTCCGTTGATCGATGAAGCGATGCGTTTAAACGGATTTGAGCAGTACGCTGACGACACTTACATCGAACCGGATTTTAAATTTAATTATAACGCACGACAGTATAAAGGTGTTTTCAAAAAATAATAATGAGAGAAGGAAAAAAAATGGTAAAAATTGGTTTAGATAAAGCGCAATACGCTAAATTAGACGAAAAGGATAAAGCGAGCGAGGTTAAATCGTTGCCAGGGCTAACGACTGCAAAATTAGAGTTGGAAATGGAAAACGAAAATTTTTATGCAGATGACACCATTTTCGCAATTCTTGAATCGGGAATCACAAAGCTTGGACTAGAATACGGTTTAGCTGATATTTCTTCCGATGCGAAAAAAGATCTTCTTGGTATTGTAGTAGAAAAAGGCATGGAATTATTCAAGAAAGACATTTCTGCGCCTTATATCGCGACTTCTTTCCGTTCTCGTTTAGATTCTGGGAAATATGTATGGTTTGGCTTAGTGAAGGGGAAATTTGCGCCGTCCGGATTGGATTTAACAACGAAAGAAGATAAAGCAACGGCGCAAACAGAAACGATTTCTGCTTCTTTTGTAGCTCGTGAGGCGGATGGTAACATGTTGGTTATTGCAAGAGAAGATAATAAAGATTTTGTGTTAGGCGATTTTTATAAAATGGTGTATGGAATTGATCCGACCGAAGCGGTTACCCCTCCGGAGAACGGAGAATAAATTAAATATTAGAGAAAAGAAGTTTTTTGGCCAAGGCTGAAAAACTTCTTTTCATGTGTGAATAAATAAAAAACGGAGGATTTTTAATTATGGAAATTAGATTAATGAAGGAAAATGAAAAACAAGGAGTTCTTTATAAAAAGAATAAGACGACAATGTTCGACGCAATGGTTGGCATGGAATACAACATCAGACAAGTGGAACGTTTCGCAGGAAAAGATGAAATGGAACTTACAAACACGTATGAGGGAATTATGCTGCAAATGGAAGGCACAAAAGACGCGGCTAAATTTTTAGTGACGGCTTTTGACAATCAATTTTCTGTCGACGATGTGTTGAAAGGAATTACACGAGAAGACTTTGCTGGCGTTGTAAATGGTGTTCTTTTCGAAGTAATGGGCGGTAATACTGACGAAACAAAAAAGGAACAGAAATAACGATTGAAAAAGCCTTAGAAAATTTTAAATCGTTATTTAAAAGTCTGTTAGATGCTGGTTATAAACTACATGAGTTAAAAGCGATGACGCTAGACGATGTAGAGTTTTTAATCGAAATAACGAAGCAAGAAGAAGAAAAAATCGTAGCAATAGACAAGGCTTTCCCAGGTCTATTTTAAAAAAGGAGTTGAATTAATTGGCTGAAAAATTTGGTGATTTGATAGCTACCGCGAGCTTGGATATCAACCCTTTTCAAACATCCGCACGAACGCTTGAAAGGCAAGGAAGGGCCTTGGGAAAAAATTTAAAAGCTACGGAAGCAATGTTTAAAAATACCGGAAAATCAATTGAAGGTTTAAAAGCAAAACAGCAAGTGTTAGGCAAGCAGTTGCAAGTTTCTAGCGAATTAGTAAGAAAGAATACGGAAAAATATAACGCTTTAAAAGATGCAACTGGCGACGTTAACGCCGCGACAGACGAACAAAAAAGGAAACTTCTTGCAGCGGAACAAGCAATGCACAAATCTGTTGCCGAAGCGGAAAGTTTACGCGGAAAATATAATGCACTAAGTAAAGAAATCGCATTGAATTCTAGCAAACTGGTCCAGTCGGGTATTAAAATGCAGGCACTAGGCACTAAAATGCAAAATGTCGGCAAGGGTATTAGTTCAGTCGGCATGGGAATTACTACGAAATTCGCTTTACCGCTTGCTGCTGGAATTGGGCTTTCAGTCAAAGCAGCATCCGATTTCGAAAGCGCGTTTGCGGGCGTAAAAAAAACGGTTGACGAAGTCGTCAATCAAAACGGTGAAGTCACTTATTCTTACGACAAACTTGCTGCTGGAATTCGGCAGATGTCTAAAGAAATGCCTGCGAGCACAACAGAAATAAGCGCTGTTGCCGAAGCGGCTGGACAACTGGGAATTCAAACGCCGGCCATACTGGACTTTACTAAAACGATGGTGAACTTGGGTGTCGCAACGAACATGTCAAGTGAAGAAGCGGCGACAGCTTTAGCTCGATTTGCGAATATTGTACAAATGAAACAAAGCGATTTCGACCGTTTAGGCGCGACTATCGTTAGCCTAGGAAATAACTTCGCTACAACAGAAAAAGAAATTACCGATATGGGTCTCCGCTTGGCCGGACAAGGCAAACAAGTAAATATGAGTGAAGCGGACATTATGGGCTTGGCAGCGGCGATGAGTAGTGTCGGCATTGAAGCGGAAGCTGGCGGTACAGCAATGTCCATGGTCATGAAGAAAATTAACAACGCCGTGTACTCCGGAAAAGGCTCTTTAAAAGGGTTTGCTGATCTAGCAGGTATGTCAGCGAAACAATTCCAAAAAGCTTGGAAAGATGATGCGGCAGGTGCGCTGGATGACGTGGTCCATGGTTTGCAAAAAAACAGTAAAGAAGGAAAAAATTTAACAGCTATTTTAAACGATCTAGGGATTAAAGGGATTCGTGAATCTGATACTATGCTTCGATTATCCGGTAATGCGGATATTCTTACAGATGCGCTAGGTAATTCGAAAACTGCGTGGAAAGAAAACAGCGCATTGACCGACGAGGCTGCTAAACGATATGAAACATTTGAATCGCAATTAAAGATATTTAAAAATCAAATAAACGATATAGCTATTGACCTCGGCGGCCCGTTCATGAAAGCATTGAATGCTGGTCTTCAAGCTTCTAAGCCTTTTCTAAATAGTATCAAAGAAATGTCTAAAGCGTTTGCGGATGCAACACCAGAGACGCAAAAGCTAGTTTTAAAATTAGCCGCAACTGCGCTGGCGTTTGGGCCTATGACGATTGGTGTTGGCAAATTTGTTAGTGCGGGCGGAACGCTTATAAAAGCTACTGGGTCAATGGTGCAAGGCTTAGGCAATTTTGCAGTAAAAGCTAAACTAGCAAAAACAGGCACTGATGCCCTTGCTATTGGAACTGTTAACGCTGGAAAAGGAGCGAAAGTTGCATCAGTGGCAACGCGCGGTTTTGGTGCTTCGCTTGGAGCCACATTGGTCACTATGGGGCCATGGGTATTGGCGATTGGGGCAATTGGTTTAGCTGCTTACGGATTATACAAAGTCTTCGGTGACAACAATGCACGAAAATGGGGCGCAGATATAGGCGACGCGGCAGACAAATCGCTTAGCAAAGTGTCCCAATTTTCAGCAGAAGGCACCGTCGCAATGGAATCTTTTTCTACGGATATGTCAGGGAATGCTAAAATTGTAAAAACTGCATTTCAGGGTATGGCTGACGAGGTCAAAAAATCCGTTGATGATTCTATCAAAGCGTTAGAAGAGTCTTATAATAATCTCCCGGAAGAAGTAAAAACAATGTACAAAAAAACGCTTGATGAGGCAAAAAAAGACGGTGAAGAAAAGAAAAAGTTGGCTCAAACGCAAGCGGACTCAGCTATGAAGATTGTAGAAAATGCAGCTAAAAATGAACGTGATTTAACAGAGACTGAAAACAAGCGTCTTATTTCACTAGAAAAGAACCTTTTAAGTGAAAATGTAGAAGCGCTTAAACTGTCTAGCGACGAAGAGAAAAAAGTTAAAGCGGCTCTTTATCAAGATATTGAAAAAATGGATAGGAGTCAGCGTGTGAAAAGCGCGAATGCTCTATCTAAGTCGATGTCAGAACAGAAAAAAGCCTACGAAGAACAAAAAGAAAATGCAAAAGCGCTTTATGCGGAAGACGGTAATACTGAACGATACATGAGTACGCTAGATATTTTAGAGACGAAAAATAAAGCTGTTACGGAATCTATCGCGGTTCGTTGGGTAGAACTTGAAAGAGCCAGCGGAATTTCGGAGAGTGCAATAGAGGATGGACTTAAAAATTTCGGATTGTCGCTAGAAGATATAGAGCGTATTTCTAACGAGACAACTAAAAATACAGCTGACAATTTGGGGTTATTAGCAGATGAATCTTCTGATGCTAATGTCGCATGGAATGATTTAATACTAGACGATAAAACCGGGGAAGTAACAACAAATATTAATGATGTGATTTCGAAAGCTATGTCATCTGAAAAAGAATGGAAAAATCTACAATTCATTATAAAAGAAGCAGATTTAAATTCAAACGCAAAAGCAACTATACTCGATGCTGTAGCGCAATCCGGAAAATGGAATCAATTAAGCTTTGAAGAAAAAGAGATATTGATTGAATCAGATAGCACTCGCCAAATCGTTTTAGCACTTGAAGATAACAAAAAATGGAATAATTTAGACTATGAAGTAAAAAAAGCCATTTTGGAATCAAATACGCCGCAGAAGCTTGACGAGGTTTTAAAAAATTATGAACTATGGGATGAAATTCCATGGGACAGCAGCAAAAAAGAAGCTTTTTTAGAGACTAATGTAGACAACACAATGCAAGACGTAAAAAAGGGCTTTGCTGAGTGGGACAAGGCTATTCCAGGGCAAAAAAATTTGATAGTAGATAACAATGATGTATTGAATAAAATACTACAAAGTGAAACAGTTCTGGTGCAGTACAATAATCAAACAGTAGATTTAAAAGACTTATTTGCAAACAATAGCGATGTACTCAATAAAGTGAAGAAGGGTAACGACGTTATCGTTGAATACAACGGCAGAAAAATTAACTTAAAAGAACTTTATGCAAATAACCGAGATTTGTTTAATAAAGTAACAAGTGGTAAAAAAGTGTTATATGACTACAACGGTGTTCCTGTAAATCTAAAGTGGTTGAAAATGGAGACAAATGCCGGATCCGTCGCCTCTCAAGTGCAATCCGCAATAAATAATTGGCAAGAAATGTTAAATATGAGAAATAAAAAAATAATTGAAATCGCCTACAAGACAAACGGCAAAGCGCCATCTGGACCGCAAGGGCTAGCTACTGGTACAAATTTTCATAAAGGAGGATTAGCAGTAGTTAATGACGCACGTGGCGCTAATTATCAAGAATTAATCACTTTGCCAAACGGAAAAACTTTTTTACCACATGGCAGAAACGTAATGTTGAATTTAGCAAGAGGGACGAAAGTGTTGCGAGGTGATAAAACAGCTAAAATTTTGAATAAAGGACCTAAATTTGCAAGTGGCACGACACGAGATTTGGTAAGTAAATCAAAAGCTGTCAACATAGCAAGTGCTATTAATTCTGCGACAGAGAACGCATCTTTAAGCAAAAAACAAACAGGAGTTAGCGATGAACAAAAGAGTAACAAAGTGTTGCTTTCTCAATTAAAAGAATTAGTAGAGCAGCTCATTGTCGTAGTTCAAAAACCAGTAATGCTCGGAACTGTTGAGTGTATGGTTTCGGAAGGCGTGTTATTCAAAACTATCGCAAGATTTGAAAAACAAAAGAATAGCGTTCAATCAAGAGGGATTAGAGGGGATTTAAATGTATAATAATTCAATTAACGAATTCGGATTTTCTTTTGCCGGCTCTCATTCGAGCTTATATAATTTGAAGATTATTGATATTCGACGCGTTGTCATACCTCCTAGTTCGGAAATAGTTCAGAATATTGAAGGGATGGACGGAGCGGTATATCAAGGAAACAACATCGGACAAAGACCATTCGAAATTGATGTAAAACTAGTTTCAAACACACACGAATCGCGCTTAGCAGATTTGCACGATATTTCTGACTGGTTGTGGTCGGATAAAGATAACGAATACTCTCTTATTTTTGACGACGAACCAGATTTGGAATGGTTTGCGCACGTGTCTAATATTAGTGAGGTTAATCGAACGAAAGCGAACGGCTTCTTTACCATCGCGTTTAATTGTTCTGATGTTTTGGGTTATATGGAAAAAGAAACGGTGCAAGTAGCTGTTAATCCATTTATTATTACACCGCAAGGAACTAGAAGAAGCAATCCTATCATTTCTATGATTCCATACGCAAATACGCGTAAGATAGCCGTGGTGCAGGACGAAGAAGACAGATGGGCATATTTAGGCGAAGATGTAGATCCGGAGACCGGGAACATTGGTGTAGATAAGTCGCCATTGGTTTATCAAGATGAATGCAACACACTTGCGCCATGGACAACATTATCATCTAGCAATATTCCGTTCGCTTTAGAAAATGGTTTTATTTATAATGACGCAAAAATGATTTCGAACCATACAGAATTTCGAATTGGTTCAAAAAACGGAGCACAGTTTTGGGGCGGAAACGGAACTACGACAGAAAATTGGCATGGTGCGGCAGTTATGAAAATGATGGATGCTGAACTAGATAATTGGTCAGTTAAATTCGTCTGTCACAATTATACGTATTATCCACGAGCGAAAGGAAAGGTCGAGCTTTACCTCTTAGACAAAAACAAAAGTAAAATCGGAGTAATGACGCTTAAAAAAAATTCAGTGAAGTCAAGTGAGTTAATTTTAGAAGTGAAATTATTTTCTGGCTCTAAAAATACATTCGTTTACAGTGGCACGGGACCGACAAAAAAAGGAAAAACAGTTACTAAAACGGTCAGAGTAAAGCTGGGCGGAAAAACGGTAAAAGTGAAAGTGAAGGGGACAAACAAAACAAAAACAGAACAAGCGTGGAGCGATGTTAAAATAGCCGAAAGCACAACAACTTCAATGTTTAGCAATTTTTATGGTGAAATAATTCTGGAAAAACGAGGAAACAAGTTTACTTTGTTGGTAAATAAATATAACAAATCTCGTTCGCAGGATCCAAAGTTTACACCAATCCGCATTACTAAAACGTTAAATGATTACAAAGGGTTGTCGCTGTCCGGCGTTGCCTATTACAATGCAAAAATGGATATTTACGAAGATAATCCAAAACACGCAAAAGGATATTCGCAACAGGGTATGTCGATGTCTTTTTTAAGAGTCAATAAACTTTTTGAAAATACGCCGTCTGGGGTTGATTATGTAGCAAATTCGCGAGATGAAGTAAAATTTAACGCAGAAGACAAACACGTGTACATCAACGGTACAATACAACAAAAAAATTGGGCGATCGGAGGAGAGTTGCCAATTTTCGACGGCGGGCATGAAACGACACTAGCTTTTTCTCATTCTCCCTACGAGCAAATTTATGATGGAGCTAGTCACAATTTAATTCGTAACAGCACCTGGAAAGAAGGCAAAAAGTTTTGGACAAACGGCGATGCAAATGGCAATCCCTATCGAATTTCTAACCCAGAAGCCGACAAACCAGATAGTTCGATATTTAGTATTATGGCACATACTAATGCCGCTGCTCAAAACGCGTCGGATTTAATTTTTGTAGAAAAAGGAAAAGAATATTTGGTCTCTTGTGATGTGAGATTGACGAAAAACGATAAGTCTTCTGACATCTTTTTTTGCGTGCGAACGTTTCCGGATGAAGAGTATACAAATGCCGCAGCTGTTGCGACAAGTACGTTTTATATCCGTAAGTCTGATTACCCGAATTGGACAATCAATCAATGGTATAGACTTACATTTAGTTTTACAGCAGACGATAATTGGGTGCGCATCATTCCATATAATTCAGATGTTATAAATGGAACAAGAGTGGATTATCGAGAAGTGAAAATGACCGATAATTTGACAGATATAATCTGGTCGCCTGCTCCCATCGAAACAGAATGTGCAGAGATTTATATAGAATATCGTCCGACGAGAGGGTGAATTAGTTGTATTTAATTTTAGATAATAGATTGCAGCAAGTCGGTGTTTTAGATAACGATAGACCGGCTTCTTGTAAATTTTATGATGATGTTGTTGTAACGCAATTAGCAGATGAATCCGGCAAAGTATGGTCAGATAATCTCACTATTTCAGCGAGTTACGGCTATCACGAAACGGATTATATAGTCGCTGGCAATCACATTTTAAAGCAAAAACGAAATGGAAAGTATTATATTTATCGCATTATTGAAGTGAGAGAGACTACCGCTGGGCAAACATTTGCAAAAACGGCCACTTGCGAAAATTTATTAATTTCTGATCTGAATCACACTGTATTAGATAACAAAAATTTGATTAACGCAACATCAGAGCAAATTTTCGAATATGCCCTTCAAAATTCTGGTTGGATTATTTCAGACAATGAATTTGCAGGCGATACTAAAAGTATTGACTTTACTGGTAGGAAAGAAGGTAGGGAGGCTTTCAGCGAAGCGGTCTCTCTATTTAACGTTGAAATAGATGCTTATGTAGAATTCTCGGCAGGACAAATTACGAAGTGTGTTGATATAAAAAGAAAAATAGGCGATAACAATGGCGTTCGTATTGAATATGAAAAAAATGTTGTTGGCATGAGTCGCATCGAAAACGAAGAATCGTTTTATACCGCTTTAATCGTCGAAGGTGGCACGCCAAGCGGAAAAGATTCGCCAATTACTATAGCGAGCGTGAACGGCGGCAAAGATTATATTGTTAACGAAAATGCGAATGATCAATTTAACGACGGAAAAGAATATCGATTCGGCAAAGTGCAAAATGAAAAGATTTTCAACGCATCCGGATTACTTACTTGGGGAAAAGAGCAGTTAGAAAAAGCTAGTCGCCCCCTTTTTAATTACGAAATTGATATATCACTTTTTAACGAAGATATTCAAATCGGCGACACTGTCCGTATTATCAACTTAGACATGTCGCCGGCACTAACCGTTATCGCTAGAATAATTTCTGTCACAGAGTCCGAAGCAAATCCGTCTGAAAACAAAGTGGTGGCCGGAGAATTTGTCACTGTGAAATCGGTGAAACCTTCTGATGTGTCTGCGCTCGAAGCGCTGATTTTTGAAACGCAGCGGGATATTGAAGAATCAAAAACATATAAAATCGAACTCGCTGGTGCTAATGTCATTAAATCTAGTCAACTGGAAACGCAAATCATCGCAAGAGTTTTTTCTGGAAAAGATAATATAACATCTAGCATAGCGCCAGCAAATTTCGTGTGGTCATTGTTCGATAAAGATGGGAATCATGTCGAATCGTGGGAAAGAGAATGGGCTGGAAAAGGCAATGTGGTAACTATTCCAGCGTCGTTAATGGCTGACGCGAGCATTTCTTGCACTGTTGTTGATGACGCGAGCGAGGTAATGCTTGTATCTGCGAAAGAAGAAGATGCTATATTACTTGCTGAATTAGGAGCTGGAACGGGCATTACGAACGTTATGCAATGCGCTGGAGTTGACTACGAGAGAGGCCACATTTACTGGACACAAGCGAGCAATTACGCAGGATATACAGAGTCGTTTATTTTGACTAGAACTGACTTGCGAGGAGTTTATATTGACTCCGTTCGATGTTTAGAAGGAGGGCATGGGACAACGATAGGATTGGAATGGTCAGAACTTGAAAGCGAAATGTATATATGGACGCATTGGTTTACCGATGCTAAACACACTGCGAATGCAATAGTTAGATTTAAATATGTCGGTACTTCAACGCCAGCGCTGCTCACTTACGAAAAAACAGACTATAAATTAAATACTGGCACGACTTATTACAGAGTAACATATGATACTAAAAATAACTATGTTGTCCTTAGCGACGGCGGCGCCAATTTGGGGATTTCTATTTGTAATGTCAGCGATGTTTTGAAAGGGAAAATAACGCCGCTTTATCGCTGCTCTGGAAAAGAAATGGGTTTTAATATCGCGACAATGACATTACAAAGTACATGCGCGGCATTTCCTTATGCTTATTTAAGTTATGGCACTGGGATAACTGGCACTGATAGAAATACAGTTATATGTTACGACATGATAAACAAAGAAGTAATATATAAACTTGCTTTTACATTCGACAAGGGAACCATCGTTCCGACAGGTTCTGTGGCGGAAATGGAAGGCGCTTTTATATATTTTGACGGGAACGGAGTGCGAAATTTAAGTTGTAATTTCGGATTTGGTGAGCCGGGAAAGCGAGTAAATAGGATTTACAGAATAAGGGAGAAGGAGGTATTAGTTAGTGAGTAAAAATGTGTTAGGCACAGGATATTTAAGTTTGCAAGTGTTGAGCGATGGGATAACCACATCGGCAGCGCCCCCAGAAAATCCATCGGTTGGAACAGGTTGGCTGGATGCCAATTATTCTCCGGCGGTTTATAAATTTTGGAATGGAGTGGTTTGGGAAGTCGGGACAATCGACATCGCAGAAGCGGACCCAAAAGCTAGCGAGAAAATAGAGGAAGCTTTGGAAGAGGCGCGAAAAAAAAGTAAGACTATTTACTCGGAAACGCCGCCCGAAACGCCTAGCGAAGGCGATACTTGGTATTCATTGAATGCCGCTGGAAATGTGGGAGCTGTTAAGATTTGGAAGGAAGGGGAGTGGGTAGACAAAAAGTTCGATTTAACCGCATTAAGCATCGAAGAATTGCACGCAATTTCTATCTTTGGCGGAGTTATAAGTGGATCAGAGTTTTTGCACACGGTAAATCATCGAGATGAAGACGGAAATTTGTATTCTGGTGCAGTGAGAATGAATGACGATGGATTTACCTCTTCCACTTATCTGCCAACGGGGTTGGGTTCTACTGTTTTGGAAAGCGTTATAAATACACTAGGCGGCTATAAAATAGCTCAAAAACTAATTGATGATAAAGGCGAAGGGGTTGCAAAAGATGCAATGCTAACAGCATCATCGTTGATTTTCAGTGAATCGGGAAATATTAAGCTTTCTATTGATGCAGATTCGTTTTATAAAACAATTTGGAAAGATTTACCGCTTAACGCAGGATATTCTACAGCCGAATTTAATACACCTCAATATATGATTTTATGCATTTTTGGAATTAGAATTGTGTTTTTCCGTGGTCAAGTTCAAAAATCAACCGCATGGGCATCAGCTAACGCTTTTGCTTCTGTGCCTCTTGAGATACAGACAACAAGAACGGCGATGGCTTACGCGCCAACGAGCAAATCGACTGGTGGTCGAGTACATGCGTCTTCCGCCAATGCAATGAGTTTTATGCCCGTCGACACTAGCGTTACTTATTTTGCGTTAAATCAATTATTTTATGTTTTAGATTAAAGCCGAGCAAGGCTTATTTTTTATGGGGGATGATGAAAATGTATGATGGTCTAACAAAAGTTTTTGATTATGCTTTAGCGAAAGAAATGTTTTTCGCGGCGCTCTTTGTAGCGCTTTTTATAATCTTACTAATTATCACAAAAAGAATTTGGGATGATTCAAAAATTGTAAGAATAGAAATGAAAGAAGAACGCGAAAAAGTGGAGGAAGAACGAGAGAAGCGTAATAAGGAATCGAAAGAAGAGAGAGATAAATTTATAAGTACGATGAACGAACAACAGCGATTGATGGATAGGCAAAATGACATGATGAAACAACAACAACAATCAATTGACAGCCTGTCTAAATCAGTCGGAAAGTTAGCTCACAAAGTAGATTTGTTGGAACACAAAATAACGAAGTAAAGGATGATAGAAATGGAGTTTGGAAAAGAGTTACTAGTTTACATGACATTTTTGGTAGTTGTAACACCTGTGTTTGTTCAGGCGATTAAGAAGACGGAGTTAGTCCCGTCTAAGTGGCTTCCGACTGTTAGCATACTTATTGGTGCTATTCTGGGCGCGTTAGCAACGTTTTTGGATGGCTCTGGATCGCTTGCAACGATGATTTGGGCAGGTGCTTTAGCAGGAGCTGGCGGTACTGGATTATTTGAACAATTTACTAATCGAAGCAAAAAATATGGAGAGGATGATAAACAATGACAAGTTATTTAAATATCACAACAAACGCGGGACACTCTCAAAAAGTGGAGGGCGCAACTGGAAATGGATATGAAGAACATGATGAAGCACTAAAATATAATAATGATTATATTGAAGAACTGCGAAGCTACGGAGTGAAAGTGACTAATACAACGTCTGAAGCAAGTTCTCAAAATGCTGTATTAGTTGAACAAGTAAAGAAAGCAAATGCTGTAAGTAAAACTGGTCGACTCGATGTATCGTGGCACTTTAATAGTGCTGATAAATCTGCAACAGGAGTGGAAGTACTTTACTATGACAATGCACAAAAACAACTTGCAACAGACGTTTCTGTTGCATTATCGAAAGCGCTTGGCCTGCGCGACAGAGGAGCAAAACAACGCAAAGACTTGTATTTCCTTGCCAATACAAACGCACCCGCAATTTTAATTGAAGTTGCGTTTATTAGTAATGCTAATGATATGAAAGCCGCAACAACAAAGCGCACCGCGGCTGTAAAAGCAGTTGTAGAAGTTACGACTGGTAAAAAAACAACATCCAATCCCCCGACTGCCAAAGGCGTTAAAACAAACGTACATGAAACAGAGTTCAAAAACACGAAACTATATTTTGCATACGACAACGAAAAAAATAGTTATGCAAAAGTACTTTTCAGACTTTCAACTTCTAATAGTAAATACGATGAAATTCCGCTTTACCCTAGCAGCGTTAACGGTTATTATGTAGTTCAAGCAAAAACAGATATTCAACTTTATAGTGATAGTAATTTGACTAAAAAGTATAATCGTAAAATTACGAAAGGTGATCAAGCTGTAAGTAAACACTTAAAACATATTAATAAATAG